CCCCTCCGACCGTGAACGAATGAATCTGAATCGAACCCGTGGTGCTAGACCCCGACGACCAATTTCGCACGGTTCCGATGGTCGTTGCGTTCCCCGAGGAAGGAATGCCGCTGTCGATGTAGTAGGCGGTCTGCCCACCGACGAACGACTGAGCGGTGAATCCCGAACCCGAAACCACGAACTCGGAATATCGGTTCAGGGCGAGTTCGATGACCTTGTCTTCGATGCGGAGATCGTTCGAGTCGATGTACGAGACGGTCGAGGCGACATTCAGGTTGCCGATGATGTTCACATCGCCTTGGATCGTGAACGAACCGTTGCCCGAGGGACCGAAGGTGACCACGGGCGGAAGCATCCTGTTGGCAGTCGTCCGCTTCGGGGTGCCATATGCGCCCTGCCTAGTGTCGCTCTTGTCCGAGACGATGATGTAGTCGTCCGTGGCAGGATTGGCACTCGCACCCGTGCCCAAGTCCCCAAGCAGGAGCGCATCGACGACGACCTTGTTGACATTGTTCGTGAACGATCCCGAGCCGATGCCCAAGCCCGCACCGACATTCACCGACATGAGGGCGTAGCCGTTGTAGTAGCCACCCGAGCAGCCCGATTCGATGAACAGACCGCTCGTGGCACCCAAGCCGATGTCGTAGATGTTCAGGGCGTTTGCAGCCTGAATGACCTCATTCGTCCTGTCGAACCAAGTCGAGAAGGTATCGGACAGAGTGAGCGGTTGGATGTTGATCAGGTCTGCTGCGGTACAGGACATCTACTCACCGTTTCCCTATGATTTCCGAGATCGCCTTTTGGAGTTCTGCGACCGTCTGTTCGAGGTTATTTATCCTCTCGGCTTGCGACTGTCTTTCCCTTTTCCGTGCCTCATACGCACGGATCGCATCCCTGTCGGTCGAGAGGAGGGCACCCGTTCTTCGGTCACGAACCATCCGTTCGTTCTCGACGGGAATCCTGTCGGGTGTCATGTGGCGATGATCCTGAGATTGCGAATCCTCGGGATGGCGGAGCCGTTCGTGTCACCGTACATGACGATCTTGACCGAGAAGGTCGTGAACTTGTCCAAGGTAGTGCTGCCGATGTTGGTGTATGACACCTCACGAAAGTCCGTATCCGAGGTCGAGATCGCCGTGTCCGTGGTGGTCAACTGCACATAGTCCACGAAATCGGAATCGTTCTCCCCGATGGGTATCGGACGCACGAAGACTTGAATGCTTGCGGCGTTCGAGTTGCCCTTCTTCGGGTTGCAGAGCGACATCGTGACCGTGACATTGTCCGCCTCGACTCCCGACTCAAGGGTGACCTTCTTGGTTATGTACCGAGCCGCCGTCCTGTATGCAGTAGCAGCAAGCGAATTCGACGGCTCCAACTCGCCGTTGTAGGCGGCATTTCCTCGGGTCAGGTTCGTGTTGTTGTTGACCGTGTTGCTGATTGCGACGATGCTCGACCTGTGCAAATCGAACACAGGCGACACATAGCCATCGCTGCTTGCCGAGAGGGTCGCCGTCACCGTGCCGAATCCCCCCACGCTCGTGGACGAGACAAGAGACAGATAGCCATCGCTCGGGATGATGTTCCTGTTCGGCACCAACTGCGAATAGGTCGTATTCGGGCTAGTGGCGATGCTTGCCGAATACGAGATCGTGCTGCCTTCGGGTGCGAAAGCGGCGGCATTGAGCCTGAACTCATTGGCATTCAGCGAGGAGGAACCACTTGCCGCATCGTTGCTGAATGCAACGGTTCCCGACGAGGTGAACCTACAGAGGTTGAGCCTCATGGCGAGAGTCTCGTTGTCGGTCTTGGTCAGTTTCCCACCGTTCGATGCCTTGAACAGCGACCGCATGAACGGTTGTTTCGCCACATTGATCTTGGGGTCTTCCTCCGAAGCCCGCAGGACGCTCGACCCGATCTTGCCCATGAAGACCGAGAAGTTGGGTGAGTTCGTGGATACGCAGATTGCATATTCACGACCAGGCAGAAGATAGACAGGTGTGGTGAACGCAAAGTTGGTCTTGTCGCCGCTACCCGAGGAGATCAGCGTGGCGGTGATGATGCTGTTCGAGTACAGGGTGGACGATCCGAACGGCAACACCTTGGACGGATGGGGATAGCCCGAGATCGTCGGACGCACCTGCACCGTCACAGGGATCGTGGTGAGCGTGTCCTTGGCGGAGAAGTACAGATCGACCGACTTGAGGAAGACACCCTTCGGATACCGAACGGGGTCGATGTAGACCGTCTGCGCAAGCGGGTCGCTGTAACCCCTGATCTCCCCTGCACTCGTCAGGATTTCCGAAAGGTTGGAAATAACCTTCTCGGACTTGACCGACTTCCTGCGGGTGTCAGGCAGACGGGTCGAGAGGATTCCGTCCTCGGTGACCGAATCGTATGCACCCTCGACTGCATATGCAGCCTCGGCAAGCATCGTCCATGCCGCTTGGTTGTCGATGCTCGTGCCGTCCGTGATCCTCACGCTGTGGCGACCGACTAGGAAGTTCTGCTCGGAATACGAGCCGATCTGCGGCGTGTTGAAGGGGAAGTAGACGGTCGCCTCGCCCTTGGCATCGGTGTATTGGCTTGCACCCGTACAGTACGCCGTGACATCGACATCGTCGCAGTAGACACGGTAGGCGGTCGAGGGCTTCAATCCCTTGGCGGTCAGCGTGAGGGTCTTCTCACGGGCGATTGGGAGGACATCCCTAGCGATAGTCCTGTTCGCCACCACCTTCTTCATCGCCTCGGGGACGATGGAGGCGTTGATGCTCGACACGGACAGACCCTCGGTCTTCGCCGTGAGCAACTTGTTCCTGACGAGGTTGGGCTTCGAGTTCTTCTCGTTTGCATTCTCACGCCCGAACCACATCGCCTCCCAATCGTTGTATCGGGTTCCGAAGCCGTAGTTGGCGTTCTGCTCCCAATTGTCGTTCTCGCCCTCGACATTGACCCGCACCTGCGGCTGCTTCGTCGTGTCGAACCATGTGTCGGCTGCGGGGGAGATGGACAGGGTGCCGAGGTAGTTGATGACGCTGAACGGGTTGATCGCCGTGGAGTCGCTCGACAGGAGATGCGAAATCTCGGGGGATTCCGTGAAGGACAGGAGGTACACGCCGTCAGAGGTAAGACCCGTGACATTCGTGGTGCTTGCCGAGGTCAGCCCGTAGGAGCGGGGCGTGAACGGAGGACGCAGTTCGTTGCGCTCGTAGTCGATGCTTGCGGCGAACATCGGATCGGCGTTGTCAGCGACCGTGTGACCCTTGAACTGATCCACGAGGATGCCCTTCTTCGGCATCTCGTCACCAAGCGTGTCGAGAACCTTCTTCGCCTTCGCCTCCTGTTCGAGGAGGCTGAGGGTGGTGTAGTACTCGACCGCTTCGATGCGCTTCTCAAGGTCACCGATGTCACGCATCGTGTAACGCTTGTTCTCGACATACCGCACCGACACATCGTCGCTGTCGAAGGTGTACGGGTTCATCCTGACCGTGTACAGCGACATTGCGTTCGGATCGTCTGCGGGGATGTCGCCGTTGATCGACGGAATGCCCGAGACGATGGCGAACCTGCGATCCCTCGTCAGGACGATCTTGTCCGTGCGGGGAAGGTGGTGCGTATAGGTGAAGTCGTCGTCGTTGGCGGAGGTGTTCGTGGGAATCCACGGAGTCGCCTTGATCTTGCCGTCCGTGTCACGCACGGGACGGAAGTCGATGCAGTCACGCAGTTGGTAGACCGTGCCCGTGGTGCGGCTCGTGTAGGCGGGGATATCCTCGTAGTCGGGATACGACTTGACCGAGAAAGGACCACGGTTGCTGTCATGGGCGTAGTGACGGAAGGTGGCGAGATAAGGTCCCGTAACACCCGTCACGCCCGCATTCAGGGTGAGCCTCGACCAATCGTAGTGCGAGTCACGCTGACCGCTGTCGAAGGTGAAGTACGAGAGGAGGTTCTGCGCCGTCAGACTGCCCTTGCCGCCCGTCAGGGAAAGGACTTCGATGATGTCGGCGTATCCATTCAGATACAGGGTGTCGGAAGTCGTGCCACGGAAGTCTCCCGTCAGAGCCGAACCCCATTGACCCGTAAGCGTCAGGCTGACGGTCGTGTCCGTCTTCGTGCGGCTGAACATCGGGGTCTGCGAGACATCCTGCGTGGCGACGACATGGAGCGTCTTGCCGCTGCTCGTGTTCGAGGAAACCGTTATCGACAGTTCCGTCTCGTTGATGCCCCGTGCGGCGGTGCCACCGACCACCCGCCCATCGTTGTCAAAGACCGTCACATCGGCGTTCGGCAGCGTCACGGGCGAGGTCGTGATCGGGAACTGCAATCCCGTGTAGGCGTTGACGGTGAAGGTGTACGGGAGCGATCCCGAAACCTGCTTGGTGTAGGTGGTGACGGCGTAGTTCGCCTCGTTGAAGGCGGTGACACCCGCTCCCTCGGGAACCTGCCACAGGAGATTGCCCTGATCCTCACGCTCAAGCCCTGCGCTGCCCGTGATCGTGAAGAGATGCTTGGCAGCGGCGGTGACACCGCCCATGAAGATGCGGGTGACATCCGAGAACTCGTTCGCCGTGAGCGAGATGTCGTACAGCGAGAGGTTGTAGATCGGCGCACCGTATGGCTCGACCCAACGAATCCTCGCCGTGCCGATGGGGGCATAGGCGGCACCACTCGTTCCTGTCGAGAGAATGACCAACGGATGCTTGCTCAAGTCCGAGGTAACGCCGAAGGAATCCGTGATGCTTGAGAAGATGACCTTCGTGTACGGACCGACCGAGCGATTGAAGTCACGGGTGACCGTGCGCTCGTGTGCGCTCCCACGGGCGCACGGGAGGTTCAACTTGGTCTTGGACTGCGTCTCGAACTCGTAGCCGAAGACATAAGCCTTGCCCGAGGAGAGTTCAGCCTTGAGGACGCTCGTACCGCTCACGGCGGTCGGTCCCTTGAGGTTGAGTTCAAACGGCGTGACGGTGTAGTTGCCCGACTCGTCGTAAGTCCTGCGGGCGAGGGTGTCCTCAAGTACGGCGTAGTCGGGGTACTTCTCGACCTTGACGATGTCGCCGTCGTCGAGACGCATGAACTCCACGAAGCCCACTCGGCTGAAGTTGTCCACCGAGGAGGTGTCGGTGGGGACGAAGTCACGCTGCGAGAGCGTGAGGTCGATCTTGAAGCGGTCGCTGCCAGGTGCGGCGTAGTTGTAGAAGCCGAAGGCGGGATCGTTCAGCGAGGTGTCGTCGGTCGCCGTGACGAAGGACTTCTCGACCGTGAAGCCGATGCTAGTGGTTGGCGACTCGTAGAGCCTGACGAACGAACCCGTGCTGCCCGTGAGCGTGTATGCGCCGATGGACTGCGCCGTGTTGAGGACGAAGTAGCCCTCGACAAAGCGGACTCCACGGTCAACCGACACCACGATGCCGTCACCCACGATCTTGCCGAGGGCGGGACCCGTGACCGATGCGGTGATGCCCGAGCCGTTCGATGCGGTGGCGGAGATGACATCCCCCGCCGTGAAGGTCGTGCCGCCGTCCATGTACTCGAAGAACAGGACGCTGTACTCGTCGTTCGAGTCGTCAAGGATGTCCTCGGCGTGGACGATCCTCGCCTTCGCCTTGCCTGAAACCGTGGCGACCGTGCCGATGAAGTCGGTGGGATCGACCGCTGCGCCCAATGCGACCTTGGCGTACTTGACCCTGTTCTCGCTGATCTGACCGTCGAGGACGATGCTGCCCTCGTCGAAGACATGGGAACCGAAGCGTTCGATCTGATTCTGAAGGATCGTCTGTAGTTGGGTCAGTTCCCTCGCCTGAACCCCATACCCAGGACGGAACATGAGCCGAAGGAACTTCTTGTCCTCGCTGAAGTCGTCGTAGTACGGATCGACATTGAACAGGCTTGAGTCGTATGAGGGCATCTGCTATCCACCTAGAGTTAGAAGTCGATGACGATCTTGATCTCTTCCCGCTGCTCAAGATCACGCTGAATCGGCTTCATGTTCTGTATGTAGAGGACTTCACCCGACCTGTACTCCAGTTCGCCCTCGTGGATGACGCTCGTCACCGTGGCGATGTCCGATCCGTAGGCTGCGGTCATTCCCGCACGGAAAGTGCCCTGCGTACCCGAGACACGCAGCGTTCCCGTGGTTCCCGCACCTGCCGTGACCCAATCCATGACATATCCGTTTGCGGAACCCGTCGATCCGACATGGAAGTCGATGAACGAATCCTCGGGGAACGATGCGGAGGTGAAGTTGGTCGTACCGTCATACGCCATGACGAGGGAGGTGGTTTGGTCGTAGGCATCCACGCCCTCCCTGATGACGGTGTCGATGGCGGTGATCTGACCGATGCCGCTCAACCCGAACGAGAAGTCATCGAAGAACTGATCGCTCTGCGTGACCCTCTCCCCGACCTTGAACGAACCGATGGGGTTCTCGACATAGAGGAAGCCCGAGATCAGGGTTCCCGCCTGTGGCTCCCACGCATAGATGTCGCCGCTAGCCCTCGACGGCGGCACGGAGGTCGAGTAGTCCCCCACACCATGCACAAGGTAGCCCTTCGTGAAGTCGTTTGCGGAAATGTTGAACTGCGATCCGATGGGCGAGAGCGTGAGCCTGACCAAACGCCTCGACTCGGTTCCCGCAACCGTGCGTTCGTCCACACGCAAGACCGTGAGTCCGTTGACCTGCCCGCCGTACTCGAAGTCGCCGTTTTGGATGTCGGTGAGTACGAGTTCGTTCGTGCCGCTGTGACCCGTCGAACCCTCCCGCCAAGACACGACCTCGCCGTAGGCACCGCTGTATCCGCCGCCCGTCGATTGCTGCGCCGTCAGTCCCTCGGTGAACGATCCGCTGACTCCCGCTTGGAAGAAGCGGAGCCTCACCTGCTTGTCGGCAAGAAGAGGATTGAGGATGAGCGAGAACTGACGGAATTCGTTCGCTGCGCTGACCTTGCCATCCTCATCCTGCGCATATTCCTTGCTGATCATCATGGACGAGCATCCCAACTCCCTCACGGGATTGGAACCATGACCCCCAGGCGGCGACATCACCGCCGTGGCGAGGCTGTCCAAGTTGACCTTCGCTGTCGGCACGATCAGTCCCTTGACGAAGTCGAGGGTGGCGAATGTGTAGTCCTGACCGCCGTCCACAAGTTCGATGGAATCGACCAAACGCCGAGTCTCGAAGAAGTCGGCGCATGCGGTCGCACCGCCGACCGAGAAGTCCGCCGTGCCACCGAACCTCACGGTCACCTCAGCCGCATTCGAGTACGGGTTGTAGGTGTTGTCGTATGAGGTTCCGTCGCCCACCACCGTGATGTTGGGCACGATGGAGAAGGTGCTTGGATAGCCGCCGCCCGAGAGGCTGACGGAGAACGGCGAATCCACGGAGACGAATGCCGCACCACCCACACCCGATGGGGTGAACGATGTGATCCTCCTCCGCTGACCCTGCCCATTTCCGCTGTCGATGGACAGCACCATGTCGTTGTAGTACTCAGGCTTCAGGATGAGGCTCGGAGAGGTCATCGTCAGTCCCGTTGCACCCACGGGCACATTGGTGACGACGGTGTTGGTCGCACTAGGGAAAATGCACGAGTCGGACACCACGAATGGCTGCACATCGGGGTCGATCTTGATGAAGGCGATCTCGCCGTCAACCGCCGCCTGTTGCACATTCCATTGGAGGATGCGCTCGTCGTTGAGACGCAGGTAGTCCACGAACTCGACGGGCATGTAGCCGATGCTGTCGCCCTGCGTCTTCGTCAGGAAGTCCCGCTTCGACTCGGGGATTTGGTACAGGAACTTCCATCGGTAGCCATCGGACAACTTGCGGATCTGACTGTCCGTGTGGGTAGGTGCGACGAGCGATGCCGCACCATTGGCGTTGTCGATGCACTTGTAGACCCTCTCCTCGTCAACGAGGACATAGAAGGGGGCGGGATCGAAGTCGTCGAAAAGGTCGAGGTCGTCCCTGTACGCCGTGTAGACCACGGACGGTGTCCAATCGTACCTCCGCACCACAAGCGAGACATCCGAGCGGTCGATGCGCTTGTGTGCGAACAGACCACGCCACAGGTCGGTGTCATCTCTGACGCTATCAACGCTTGCAGGGGGATTCTGATCCGTCCCCAACCCGCTCCATTGGGTGACCTTGCCGATGGAAAGGAACAGGTTCTTGTCGTCGGTGTCCCCGTAGACGGAGAACAGCGTGTCGGCAACGAGCCGCTTGTGGTTCTGACGGAATGGGTCGCATGAGCCTGGCATTGCTTGTTATTTAGATGTAGCCGTCAGGATGGCGGCACGAACTCGTATCCGAAGATGACCACGGTCTGCGTCCCGCTGACCAAGCGACCCATAGAGTCGATGAACTCCAATCGGAGCGTGTGAAGACCGTTCGATACATTCGGGAACGACACGCTCCTGGCATTCAGGCTCGTGGTGATGACAGTCCTATTGTCCAAGGTCGCTCGGATTTGGCTTGCGCCGACTTGGGGAAGCGAGAGATTGCCTTCGTTGGTCACATTGAACCTCACGATGGCGTTTCGGAAGAACCCATAGTCGCTCGGCAGCGTCCCCTCGGGAACCGTGGGATTGTTCAAGGTCGATCCCGATGTCGGGGCGATCATTGAGAACTGCGGGAGTACGGGGGAGGCGAACGACTCCTCACGGCAGTCGAACTCCTGCCCCGTCTTCATCGTGAAGAACGACCTTGCCGTCAGTTTCCTGAACTGCGAGTTCTCGTCGTAGTCGAGGAGGGCGTACTTGAAGTCGTAGGGTTCCCTGTAGAGTTCGCCACGGCAGCACGATCCGCAGCAAGCCGCCTCCGTGCCGTCCGCAGCGGTGGTTCCCGCAAGCATGGCGATCCACTCGTCCATCCTCGCCTGACCATCGGGATCACGGGCGAATGTCCATTCCCCCCAAGTCTGAAAGTCGGTGAGTTGCGTGTTCCAAATCTTAGCAATGTGGCTCTCTCGGCTGACCTTGCGGTTCGGATGCTCGTAGATGATCCAAAACGGGTCGGCATTCTGAAAGCCCGTCAGTCCGAATACGCCGCCATCGGTCGCACCGAACGGGATGTTGTTCGAGATCGGATTGCCGATCACGGCGTATCCGTCACCTGCCCCACGGATGAACGGATCGTGCGCTGCGGGGCTGTAGCCCGCCGCAGTCATGCCGCCTGTCACGCCCGTCATAAACCATGTGGACAGGTCATCGAAGGTTTGGAATGTGTACGGGAGATAGTGCCCGATGATCGGCACCTCGTAGGAAACGATAGCCGATGCGTTCGCCAAATCCGCATGGCTGCATCGCTTGATGAGGATCGAACCGAACATCGCCGTGCCCACGGGGTGGATGAGCCGCCGCACGATCTCACGGTATCGGTCGATCACGACCTCGCTCTTCAGGACATACGACCAATTCTGATAGTAGTGGTTATCCTGAAGCACCTTGTTGGTCGAGAGCCGACCATCGTTGTTCGCATAGAAACCCACGGACTGCGCCAAGGCACCGACCGTCACCGTGCCCGAGAACCCCGTTCCCTTCAAAGACACGATGGACACGCTCGGCGCAGTCTCGTAGTTGATGCCGTAATCCTCAATCGTGATCTTTCGGACGCTGCCGACGCTATCGACCTCGGTGACCGTTCCCGTTCCACGCTGTCCGCTGTCGCCCGCTGCGGGGGTGAAAGTCACCCTCTCGCTCACCTGATAGTCCGAACCTCCGTCCGTTATCGTGACCGACGAAATGAGGCTGTAGACCTTCACCTCACGGAGGGTTTCCGACCCGTCCGTGAATTCGATGCCGAGGTTTCCCGCTTGGAATGTGCCGTTTCGGTTCGATATCAGAAGTTCGGCTACATCGAAGTTTCCGACCTGATACACGCTGACATCGACGCAACGGGCGGTGGCGAGAATCTGTCCGCTTGCGTTCCGCTGCACGATGTTGTTGCCCGCCGCACGGAAGATGCGGTCACCGAGCGAGTTCGAGATGCGGAGGTAGTTGTTCTGCGTCCACCGTCCCGAGGAGAGCCGCAGGATGTCCTTCTTGGGGTAGTAGAACTCGACCGAGGTGTCGTACAGGATGCGGAACAGGAATTCGTATGACTTCTCTGTGCCCTTGGCGAGGTAGAACTGACGGATGTTCTTGATCAATCTGCGGGGATCGACCCCGTTGCCCGTGGTCGGATCGACGGCAAGGGATTCGGGGAAGTCGAGAAGGAACTGCGCCTTGAACTGCTCCACGAACTGATCAAGGGTGCGGTCGATGTCCGCTATTCCCTGCATGTCGAGCGGGGAGACGATCTTGCCCTCGTTTCGCCTCAGCCCCAACCACTCGTAGTAGGCGGAGAGAAACGAAACTAGCGTGGGGTGATCGACCCGCACAAACTCAGGGAGTCTGTCGGGGACGAACTGCGAGAGTTGCCGATCACCGTCGATGCTCATTTCCGCCCCCTGCGATTACCGATTGAAGGCGGAATCGCTTGCATTGTTATCTATGATCGTCTTCTCGGGCACCGCCGTGACGGCGATGGCATCCTCGTCGATGACGATGATCTGATTGCGGCGGGCGAAGATGTCCTTCGTGCGGGGAGACACCGTGATCAGGAGATCGGTCTTCCCGTTTCCTAGCGATTCGGGCTTGAATGCCCGCAGCGAGAGCGTCCCCATCTCGTAGTCGATGCTGCCCGTGTTGCGGGACAGATAGACCTTGGTCGTGCCGACCTGCTTGTAGATGCGGATGTTCCCATAGCCATCGTCGTCGAGATACGCATCGACCATGGGCTTCGTCGTGGCGGTGGAGGTGCTGTCCGCATACCCGAACACCTCGCTCGAAAGGATCGGGGTGTATCCGCTGATCGGATGCAGGAGCGGGTTGTCGTACTTGATCGTGTACGGCGCAGACCGACCAAGATTCGGCTCGAACCGCTTGCCGAGCATGATCTCCGTGCTGTTCGAGTTGATGGCGGGCGAGGAGCCGTCGATTGCGGACGAGAACTTCGACAGCCTGAAGTTGCGGCTGAAGAGTCCGAGATACGAGGTCGAGAACCCCTTGATGATCTCCGTGACCCTAGACTCGACACCCTCCTTGTTCAGGGTGGTCTTCGCCTCGTCGTAGTAGACCGTCACGGTGGGGTCGATGTAGAGGATGTCGGGATCGACCACCTCGGGGGTGATCGTGACTAGGTTCCGTTCACCGAGGATGCTGCGCTCAATCGCCTGTTTCTCCGCAGACGAGAGCCTCGTACCGACCTTCGGCTTGATGGAGATGTACACCTTGCCATACTGCGGGGGATCGTTCTCCTCGCCGCCCCAAATGAAGAACGAGTCAGCCCGCTGCGAGTACTCCCGCCCGAGGATCGCCTTGTAGTCGTCGGCGGTCACAGCCCTGTCCTGCGCCTGATAGTTGCGAGGTGCGTAGAAGCGGATGCTGTCGGTCGCCTCCGCATCCTCGCCGCCGAACGACACCTGAACCTTGCCGTTCGCATCGGTCTGAATGCGGACTTCGCCGCCGTCCGTGACCCTGCCGTCGCTACAGGTTATAGCCCTCTTGGTCGTGGTTTCGTTGAAACCGATTCCGTTGCCCGTGCTGCCGTTCGTCACGAGGTATCGGACGGTCACGATGTTGCCGTTCTCAATCGCCCGACCGATGAATCCGTCACCGAAATACAGTTCCCACAGCCCGTCACGGCTCTCCTGCACGAAGAACACGGGCGAGGTTCCGTTCAACTTGTTCACATCCGTGGCACGGCTCCACAATTCGGTGGCACCCGTGCTGTCGGTCTGCGAACGCTGCACGAACACCGAGATCGTGTCGATGTCCACGCTCGTGTCGGGGACCGCAAAGACTGCATTCGTGCCTCCCTGCGTGTTTGCGACGAAGGAAATCTGCTTGAGGTAGCCTTGGGACAGGGTGACCGACTTGACGATGTTCTCGCCGCCGCTGCGGACAGCCCTGTAGGTGTCGAGGTTGACGAAGTTGACCGTCTTGCCTTCCGTGTCCTTGCCTCGGAAGACGGTTCCACGCTCAAGGAACTGACGACCTTGGATGACGCTCTGCGTGAATGCGTCCTCAAGATTGCCTGGTGTCATAACCACATCTACGATCAGTTGAGCCGCCTTCTTGCTCCTCGGGGTGTAGTTGAGGTGCTTGGCGAGGCTGACCACGGACTGTCGGATGACCGCCGAGTCGAGGAACGATTCGTTCGCCGCCATGTTGGCATAGAAAGCCTGATAGTGCGTGTTGTAGGCGAGGAGGTCGAGGATGATGTTGAGGGCTGATCCCTCGAAGTCATAGTCCTTGAACTGCTCCTGACCACGCAGGTATTCCTTCAGATTCGTCTTGATCTCGTCGAATCCGAGCGTTTCGATTGGAGTGTTGGAAGTATTGCTCATCGCAGCCTCTCTAGCGCAACGGTGGTCGAGAAGACCTTCTGAATGTCCTTGATCGTGAAGTGGATGGTTATCCGAACCTCATTCCTATCTATCACATCCGCCACATCTATGATCGCCGTGTTCACACGGGGTTCGTAGTTGCGGATCATGTCCGATATGCGCTTCTTCGCCTCGACAACGGACAGGGGATCGACCAACTCGAACAGCATGTCCTGAACGCCCGAATGAATCTCGGGGTGGAACGGCTTCTCGTTGCGCTTGATGAGGATGAGGTTCCTCAGCGACCTCTTGATCGCCTCCTCGTCCCGCCGAAGGGAGACATCTCCCGACAGGGGGTTGCGGTCGAAGTTGATGTCTAGGTCGATGGAGGTGTTCGTGATCTTCGCCATGCGTCACCTCAATGCGAGTTCGAGTTCGATGTAGTCCCTCGACTGCCTGAATGTGTCCTCAAGGGGGGACTCCTTGGTGGGGGTCTTGTCCGCATCGAACCATTCGAGCATGATGAAGCCGATGAACAGGTCGCCCTTCATAATCGGCAGTATGGAGTAGGCGGCGATCCCGTTCGCATTGATGTAGGAGCGGAAGTAGCCGTCCCTAGTGTCCATAGCCCAATGCAGGACTGCGCTGTTGTCCCGCATGATCTTGACCAAGTCCCAAAACATCGTCACTAGGATGTTCTGAAAGTTGGCACCGTCGTAGGGAATTCCCCTGTCGCAGGACTCATGCGTGATTGAGAACTTCTTCATCGGGGTTCCGTCGAGGAACTTGCCGCCGTTGTGGAAGTGACCGATCCTCGCCCTGTCCGCACCCGTCTTGATCCGAAGGGTGGTGAGCGTCTCGTGGATGACCGTGTGCTTCGCTTGGAAGGTGCTGTTCTTGCAGTTGATCGACGCTTCCTCGACCGCCTTCTTCTCGTCCGACCTGACCTTCCTCCGCATGATCGCCATGCCCGCAACCAAGCCGCCGATCAGTCCCGACAGCCCGATGCCGACCTCGAACCATTTCGAGAAGGAAGAGAAGTCAGCCTCCACAGAAGACGCTCCCACTTCCACGGGCGCAAGCCGATCCGCAGTTGACGGGATCGCCCACCCTTGCCGCCGAAAGGCTGTTCACGAACACCGAGGATGAACCCAAGGCGGTCTTGCTCTTGTGGCAGTTGTCGCCGCAGCAATGCGCAGCCCACCCGTCTCCCTTTCGGTGCCACCCGAGGGAATTCACGAAGACATTTCCCGATCCCTGAAGGTTCCTGCGGGGTGGAAAGCAGCCGTGCCCCGTGCAGATATCGGTCTTCCTGTGTGCCGCTGGCATTATCTCTTCGTCCTTCTCGGGCAGGTGTCCCGAAAAAATCCCCGTTCCTTCATGGTCGAAAGGTATTTCTCATTCGTGACGGGCTTGCCGTCGATGAAAAACTGATTGCGGATATTTAGGATGAAGCCGTCACGGTCGGAAGACCAATTGCTCTGCACCCTGAAGGTGAACTGACCGTCGATGTACCGTGTGGTGGGAGCGGTGGAATCGAACGCACGGGCGATGAACTTGACATCGCTTGCCTTGCCGAAGCCCTTGCTATGCGCCTTGGAGGAGCCGAATGTCCCGTAGTTATCCTCCGTATAACGCCTCGGAGTCTGCGTCCCATAGTCGAACCCGAAGACGGAAGCCGCCTCCAACGCCGAGTTCTCCTCGGGAATGTCGGACGGCACATCCCCGAACTCGTCAGCGAGAATCTCGTCAAGGTCGTTCATGCGACCGTAGATTCGCCCCGTGTCGATGTTGAGCGTGAGGTTGGACGGGAACCTACCCTGAATGATGGCGAACTTGATCGTTCCCACCGAAGGCACGAGCCATCCACCCGTCCCAAATCCGCCTCTGTTCCTCGTGAACTGAGCCTTGAGCGATACGGTAATGGCACATGATTCCACCTCATCCACATTCAGAAACTTGAGTTGTTCGTATATCGGAGTTATCGGAGATGCCCGATTATTCAATCTGTTCAGTATGGACGGCGAAACCCACGAGATGACCTCGCTGGTGGTCTGCCTAGAGTCTGTGGAGACGATGTTCAACTCACCGAACTCACGGTTCGGGTAGTAGTACTCAATCGGATTCTCCCCCACCATCGAAGCCATTAGAACTCCCCGAGGTCTATCTGATCGTCCAAGGCATCGACCGTGACCTCGGGGGAGTCGATCACGATTGTCGGCTGCGTCCCATAGGTCGGAGTCTCCACCACCGCTGCGGCGGGCGGCTGCGCCTCGGGAGCGAACGCCTGACCTAGTGCAGCGACCTCCTGCACATCCTCGACCGTCACAGGCTTCTGTCCGCACGAAAGAGTCGGGATGGACGATTGAAGGGCGGCACCGAGGTCGCCTACCGCCGAATCGACCGTGCCGACGATCCCGTAGATCGCATCGGATGCGACTTGCAGGGACGGCAGGGTGATCCCTTGAATACTCGCCATCACCTCATTCAGACTCAACTGCAATTGCGCTGCACTTGGGAGATTCAGGTTCGAGTCAGGCAGGTTGCTCATAAAACCACAGAGGTCGATGTCAGGAATCGTCGCCAAGTCCCCCCGCTGAGTGGTCAATTCGTTGAGCGACTGCTTCGATTCCGTGAAATCGGTGGCTACAGGCACGGAAACCATCCCCACTAGGCTCTTGTTCTCGGTCGGAGGACTTGCTGCAATGAGACTCACCGATGCCACCTCGGGATGTTGACGCAGGTACGCATTCCAATCCGCCCGTCGCTGCGTGTCAGGTGCAATCGCAACCTGTTGGTCGGGCATGACCTGTATGGTCGGCTGTTGATCGAAACTCATCTCACACCCCCCGTTGGCGGATACGCCGTTCCAACTCGGTCAACTGCCTAGTGCCACGGAAACGCTCAAGAGAATCAGGCGTGTATGCCAATTGCGCTGCCGTGGAATCGTCGAATGCGGCAAGCCGTGCGGCGACATCGTCGGTAGCCCACGGAAACTTCTCCCTCATCCGTGCGATGTCGTACTGCCTAGCCTCCTCTTCCTTCGCCACCGCCTGTTCCCTTGTGGCGGCGGCGGGTTGGTCGGGTGAGGTAGGCGTGGGTTCATTGCTCACCACGGTCGTGTCGCTAGGACTCATGGTGTTGATCAAGGAGTTCACGAAGCCACGCAACTTGTCCATGAAGGTGCTGACCTCCGTGGCATTGTTCCCCTCGGGATTGAGGTCGATGCGGGGAGCCATGATGACCATGTTGCCCTCGCTTGACAGCGTGTAGGTGCCGCCGACCTTGTGGAGGGCGTTGCCCTTGACCTCGGTGGTCATGTTGCCATTGACGAGCATCTTGACATCTCCCAAGACCTCAATCTCCAAGTCCTTGCCCAACTTGACCTTGAGGGTCTTGTCGGCATTGAACGATGCGTTGCCCTTCACAAGGATCATCTTGTCGTTGAGGGTGATGTCCCATGCGTTGCCGACCACCTTGTGGACTTCGCTACCCTTCGGATGGACTTCGGTGAATGTCCCCGAGCAATGGTAATGATGCATCCGTTCGGCACCTGGGGTATCGTCGTACTCGACCACATGCCCCGCTTGGGATTCATAGACATTGTTGTATGGATACTGCGCTGCATATGCAGTCTGCGGCTCGACCCAAAATCCGTAGAGAGCCGTGGAACAGAACTCAAGGGTCGAACGCTTCTTGCCGACAATCGTATTGTCGATCTGCTCACCCCTAGCGAGTCGGTTGGTGTCAGCCTCGCCCATGCGTGAGATGAGCGGGAAAAGCCCATCGGGGTCGGTGAATCCCCTGTTTGGATTGATCGTCGGGTTCCTCGGCAGTTGATACGGCTTCAGACCAACATCGTTCTTGGCATCGTTGATTGCCTTATCGACCTCGGCTTTCCGACTCTCCACCATTTCCGCAAGCATCTCCCGCCGTTCCTGCTCACCCCCGAACGGAGTGTTGCTTTGCAGGTCAGGGACGGGAATCCTTACCGTGTTGATTCCTCCGAGCGTCCCGAAGACAAGTGGTTCCTGTGCATTCAGTCCGTCACGGAAGAAGCCGATGACCCATGTGCCTTGGAGGATGCCCGTGGGCGACCAACCCTTGCCCGACACGGATGCGCTGTTCGTCGGCATGATGACTCCCGCCCAAGGCAAATCCTCGGTCGGAATCTGCGCCTTGTCGTCGGTGTGCCACCCAAGCACACGCACACGCACACGCCCGATCTTGAGGGGGTCTTGGATGTCCTCGACCACGCCCTGCCACCATACGAATCCGTTCCTGCCCATGTACTCGGGATGTAGTGGTTCATGGTTGTGCATCGTCATCCCTCCAAGAGCAATTCAGCCTTCTTGATGTCCGCCAACGGCTCGGGCAGCGAGTCACGGGACAGGGTCATCGTCATCCTGTGATCCCTGTCGGTTATCACATGCTTGATCGTGGTCACTAGGTATCGACCCTTCATGTACTCGTCCTCGTAATCGTCCTTCATCTTGGTCGATTCGATGGACGGAACCCGCAGTTCCACGACCTGACCGACCCTCACATTGCTGTCGCCGTGGCATTCGACGATCAGGTTCATCGCATTGATCTGATTGAGGAGCGACTGCCGCAGGAGGACAGTCTCCTCGTAGTCGTGGACGGAAGCGACACCCTCCATCGTGAAGGTGCTGTTGGGATAGAAGCGCAGGTGGGACTCGTGCGCATCGGTGTAGTCCGTCTTCTCGGCGGGCAGGAGCGGATGCTTCTCCACATGAAGCCCCTCACCGAAGTACGAACCATCGTAGTTGAACTGCCTCGTCGCCCAAGACTTCGTAGTCATGTCATGCGTTAGTATGGAGGACGAGAGCATCCCGAGCATCTGCTGCTTCACCTTGTCCGTGGTATCCTCGACGGTCATGGCGATGATGTTCCGCAGTTCGGATTCGATCATCCTCTCGCCCCGCTTGCTGCGGAAGCCCTGCACATAGTCCGTGTAGGTGAACGATGACGGCTGTCTCTTCAGCCTCGAAAGGGGGACGAAGTGGTGACCGTCCGAGTTCTCGTAGAACACATAGTCGCAGAGCGTGGTGTCGAACTTCGACCTTGCACGGTGGCACAGCCAATTCATCGTGTACAGCGGCGACCAATACGGAATGACATACGAACGGGTGTCGAATGTGTCCTCGACGGTAACGATACCCTTCGCCGTGTTGTCGGTGCTGTCGTACACCGAGCCACGCAGGACGGACGAGGACACACGACCCGACTCGTCGTCGGGGACGGACAGATACTCCCCGTACAACTCCCGAACCATGTCGGACACACGCATCACCCTGTAGGACTTCGACACCTTGGACTGCATGCTCTTGATCGCCTGTGGGGACACGAATTCGATCCTCACCATCTGCGCTGCGGGCTGCGCTGCGGCGACCTTGACGGAAATCTTGAAGGTGCGGAACACGAGTTTCACCAACGGAGAACCCTTGTACGGAGTCCTGTACCGCAGGGTGAGAGTCTCCGCACCGATGATCGGGAAGTGCTTCACGATGTTCATGCTGTCGATGATCGTGATGCTGCCCGACATGCAGTTGCCGAAGATGTCCTCGAAGACCGTGATGTTCTGAAACACGCCCTTGAGGCTCATGGTGAAGCCCGTGTAGGAGCGGAGGGTGATCTCGTCGATCACCACATCGCCTGGTTTCGTCATCGTGTCTACATCAATCTCTGCCAACTGACGCTCCTTCGATCAGAACAGACGGCGCAAGTCCCGCAGGACTAGGTCGATGTACTCGGGGCGCATGACCCTGATCGTGCGCTTCCCATCGTTGACCCGCTCCTCGTGGACTATGTTGGTGACGATGGTGGCGTTGCCCAAGTCCTCGCCACCCGCATCGTCGCCCATCGGGATCGACTCATCACGACCAAGCACATAGCGGTCGATCAGGGGGGACGGGTTGCCCGAGGGAGCGAACCACGGGGAGATCGTCTCCTCGTCGGCGTTCTCGAACCTGTTGAGGGCGTATCTGTTGTCGTCCGTGATCCTGACGAGGGGGAAGGCGACCGTGAGTCCCTCGGTCGTGACCGTGGTCAAGTCCCTCGTCAGGAGGCTCCTGTCGGCTATGACCGACGAGAACCTCGCCGCCTCCCCTTGCAGCCTGAAGGAACCGCTCACCACATCGACCACGACCTTGTACAGGTTGGGATCGAACGACTGCACGGTTGCGGTGGCGACCACAGCCCCGAGGTTGTTCCTCTGCTCTATCAGATCGCCTTCCTGAAGATGCTTGCGCCTCCTGTCGAAGGATTGCGCCCTGTCGGAGTCGAGCATCATCGTGGGGTCGATGAAGAGAGCCTTGCCCGTGTACGAGGCTTCCATGTGCCTCGCCAACTCGTCCATGCTCATAGGCCACCCGAAGTACGGATCGTGGACTTCGTTGAAGAGCAGGATGAGCCAATGGTAGTCCGAACGCCCGTACACACGGTATGCGAGAGTCTCGGGCTTCTCGCCGTCCTCAATCGTGTACTCAAGCGCAGCCGACTGCGCCTCCCGAACCGAGTCGAGTACCTTGGCACGGGTGACGATGTTCTTGGCGATGACATTGCCCCCCTCGTAGTTGGGGTAGGCGATGTTCGGAAGGAAGTCGAAGTAGCCCATGTGTCAACTCACGCACTAGGAATGCCGACCACATCAATCCCGAACCGCTCACGGGTCAGGATTTCGAGTTCGGTGAAGGTCAAGTCCAACTTCATCTTGGTCGGTGACGCACCGATGGAGTCGCTCTCGAAGGTCGAGAACACCGTCTCCTCGCCATAGTTCACCTTGATGTCCTTGAGGGCGCACTTGAAGATGTACGGCATGTAGGAGTTGATCCTCGACTCGCCTTGAATGAAGTAGATTTGGAACTCTGCGGGATAGTCGAGGAACCGTCCCGAACCCTCGGATCGCTTCGGGTGGGCAAAGTACTTCAGGATGTTGATGATCTCGTGGCAATTGAGCATCTCCACACGGCTCTTCGGAAGGAAGGTGTAGCCGAAGGAGAACTCCCTGCGCTTGACCTCCTTGAAGATGTGCAGGGACATCGGGTTCACGACCTGCCGTTGCTGCGCCGATGCGAACTTGCCGAACGACCCCGATTCCGCACCCACGACCTCCCCCAACTTGTCCATGACCTTGAGGTTGGAAAGGGCGATCTTCTTCGAGATGTCCTTGGCGACATCGGCGTTGCCCTCGGCAAGAGCCTTTGGCAACTTGAGGATGTCCATAGCACTCATGTTGGCATCCTCGTACTCGAAGCCGTAGCCGAACTGAACGCTAGAAGGCATGTAGAGATAGATGCGGTGCATGACGGGGGCGGTCGATCCCGCAAGACCCGTCTGTTCCTCGGTGTACGAGTCCCGACCTATGCCCCGACCCTGTAGGTTTCCACCTGCGAAGAGGTTGGAGAGGATGCTTGCCACCGAACCCGCCGCCTCGGTCACGCCCTGAACGCCCGCACCGACCACATCCCCGATGTCCACCTGCTTGTTGTCCGTCTGCGCCTGTGAGAGGGATTGGTTGATCTTGTCAGCCACGCTCTCACCGATTTTTTGGAACACCTGACGCTTGGTGGCGAGATAGGTGGGGTTGTTGTCCCAAATCTCAATGCACATGGCGTTCTGATGCTCGGGGTGGTTGAGGATTTCCATCGGGTACTTGAAGTACTTCCTGTCCCGCTGATCCTTGCCACGCTCGTACAGCCGCTTCTCGAAGTCCGTCTTGGACTTGCCGAGGAGAAGCCCCTCCACCGCACGGATGTCGTTGTAGGTCTTGACGCTGCTGTACTCGTTCGCCATGTGGGGTATTTAGCGGTGAGCGGCTACATAATGAACACGGAGGACTGCACCATCGCCACCAACAAGTCCTACAAGGGCAGGTACACCCCGAAGCGACCCGAGAAGTACAAGGGCGATCCCGAGATGTGCTTCTACCGATCCCTGTGGGAGCGGCGGTTTATGACCTTCTGCGACGAGAACGACACGGTGGTGGAATGGTCTTCCGAGGAGATCGTCGTGCCGTACATCTCCCCCCTAGACGGTCGGCGGCACAGGTACTTCGTGGACTTTTGGGTTCGGCTGCGGAAGCCCGATGGCAGCGTCGAGGAGTCCCTGATTGAGGTCAAGCCGAAGAAGCAGACCGTCAAGCCGACCAAGCCGACCACCAAGCGGGTTTCCAAGTCCAAGATCACCGAGATCAGGAATTGGCTAGTGAACTCCGCAAAGTGGGCGGCGGCGAAGGACTACTGCGAGGACAAGGGGTGGAAGTTCCGTGTCCTGACTGAGGAACACATCTTCGGGAAGAAGGATCGGACATGAGCAAGAAGGAAGCGCAGAAGGTAATGACGGAGTTCGTCAGGACGGGAATCCGTCTCGACGACGACAGGGCTACCAAGTGGCTTGCCGACAACCTGTCGAAGATCAAAGGCACCATGCGCCCATCGGCGTTCATCAACTCGTCTAGGACGGCGACCAAGTCGATGCTCACGCCAGGTCGCATGATGTTCTACGCCTACGACCCGAAGACGAAGGACTCGCTGCCGTTTTGGGACGACTTCCCCATCGTCATCATCCTCCACCCGAAGCCCAACGGTTTCCTCGGTCTGAACCTGCACTACCTCCCCCCTAGCGTCCGTGCGACCTTCCTGAACAACCTCATCAAGTTCGTCAACGATCCGAATTGGGCGGTCTACAACAACTACAAGGCTCTCATCAAGGTCACATACCCGATACTGAAGCACACCAAGAAACTGAAGCCGCCGATGCGGAAGTGCATCAAGCACTACCTCTACGACCACATCGTGAGCAAGGTCGCCTTCATCCCGTCAGCCGAATGGAAGACCGTCCCGTTCTTCCCGCTCGAACGGTTCCAAGGTGCGACCAAGCAGGATGTGTGGCGATTGGCGTGATAGATACTACAAATGGGACTTGACTTCAGATCGGACTTCCTCGCAGCACGGACGCAGTTCCTCCAAGGGTCGCAGGACAGCCCCGCACCATCGTTCCTCGACTCCGCCTACGGGCGCATGCGGGACACGGGCTTCCTGTCCGCAAACCGATGGCTCGTCATGGTGTTCCCGAACCAAAAGGTCAGGGATGCCTTGGGGATGTCGTTCGTTCCCGATGTCGCCCGCCTCGCCACGACCTGCAAGTCCGTCTCCCTGAACGACAGGTCTTGGTACACCTCGGAGCAGAGCATCGGCGCAGGACCGAACCGCCTCTTCCCGTATCAGAAGAACAGTAGCAACAGTTCGGGCGTGAGGCTGTCGTTCAACATCGGAGCCGACATGTTCGAGAAGGAGTTCTTCGAGGCGTGGTATCACCACATCCAAGACCCCCTCACGAAGCAATGGAAGTTCTACGACGACTATGCGCACGACAGCGAGATGTTGGTTCTCATGCTGCCGAACCATGTCCGCAACTTCTCAATGGCGATTGAGGCTATGTACCAAGGCAAGGTCACGGGGATCAAGTTCACCGAGGTCTACCCGTACAGCATCAACATCAACGGCGGCAACCTCGGCTACGAGACGAACACTTCCCCGATGACCGTGGACATCTCCATGATGTACCTCGACATGGTGCCGCTCAAGGACATTCGGTTGCAGTACTCCAACTCCATCCCCGCCATCACCGACACGGGATACCCCGTCATCGACAGCAGTTGGTCGAAGGGTGCCCTCGACGCAGCCCAAGCGTCGATGGACAAGGCGGTCAACGGATTCGTCACTAGGGGACGCTTGGCACGGAAGGCTTTCAACGAGGATCGCAGGAGGCAGATGACGATCCTCGAATCCTATGCGAAGCAGTTGGATCAGTACAAGAACGACAACTTCCCGAGGGCGGTCGATGGCAAGGTGGTCTACCAAACTCCACGCCAAGGCGGACTCGACCTCGGTCTGACCCTCCTCTCGCAGACCCAAGGGTTCTTCGGAGCGGGTTTCTTCGGCGGCTAACCACATCAGGAGAACGACATGTCCCTCAGCGGAATCATCGCATCAGTACCAAAGCATCAGACCGTCCTGCCCCTCAGCGGGAAGAAGATCGAATACCGACCGTTCGTGGTCAAGGAGGAGAAGATTCTCCTCATGGCTGCGGAGACGAAGAACGAGGACACGATCCACAGCGCAATCAGGGAGGTCGTCCTCGCATGCACGGGCGGGCGTGTGGATGTCACCAAGATTCCGCTCGTGGACATGGAGTACCTGTTCCTCCAACTGAGGAGCCACTCTGTCGGTGAAACCACGAAGCCTAGCGTCAAGTGCAGCAAGTGCGAAACCCCGAACGAATGCGAGATCAACCTCAAGGACATCGCCCCGCAGGTCAGTCCCGAACACAGGAAGGTCATCCCGATTGTGTCGGACATCAGCGTCATTATGAAGTACCCCACGATTGAGGACATCAAGTCGGTCGAGGGGGGCACGGATGTCGAGAAGACCTTCTCCCTCCTCGTCAAGTGCGTGGACAAGGTGGTGCAGGGAGAGACGACCTACAACGCCTCGGAGATGGACGAGGACGAGGTGCGTGACTTCGTCGAGCAGATGACGCAGGATCAGTTCAGGAGGCTGTTCGGCTTCCTTGAGACGATGCCGAAGATGGAGAGGCAGATCGCCTTCACCTGCAAGGCTTGCAAGGAGAAGAACGACCAAGTGCTGAAGGGGATCGCAAGTTTTTTCTGATCTCCTCCGCACACGACAACCTCCTCAACATGATGTCCGTGAACTTCGCCTTGATGCAGAACTTCTACTGGTCGTTGGCGGACATTGAGGGGATGATGCCGTGGGAGCGGAGGATCTACATAGACCTCCTCATGGAGCATCTGAAGCAGGAGAAGGAACGGATGGAGTCGCTGAAGGAACAGCGGTAAGGGGAGAAAGAAGGCATGTCGGGGGAATCGACCAACAATCCTGAAGGCATGGGATCGAACCCAGGCAGACCGTCCCTCAACGACCAAGGGATCGGTCAGCCGAACTACGCACCGCCCCCGCCCGCAAGTGCCCTGCCCGATCCCGAGATGGACAAGGCGAACAAGGCTCTCGACTCGTTCTTCGACCGCATCAAGGAACTTGAGAAGACCACCGATGCGCTGAACGAGAGCATCAAGAGGCAGCGTCAGTTGTCCGATGCGGCTGCGAAGTCGGCGGTCGTGCGCAAGGAAGCCGAGGTCAAGGCTGACAAGCAGCGTGAAGAGGTCGAGCGGAAGTACGCCAAGTACAAGGATGCCGAGGGCAAGTGGTACGCAGGGTCGGAGCCTCTCCGCAAGCAGTACGAGGACTCCCTCAAGTCGATCAACTCGGAGATGGGGAAGGCTGCGGATGCCGACAAGGAGGCGCAGAAGGCTGTCCGTGCCAACACCAAGCAACTGAAGGAGGAGAGCAAGGCTAGGGAGAAGGCTCTCGCCACCATGCAGGAGGACATCGTCTCCGTGCGTGACATCAGTCCGAGTATGTCGAGGGACATGCAGACCTACCTCAAGAAGTCCTCGGACGCAGTCGCCAAACTCAACAAGAAGATCGACGAAACCCTGACCGAGAGCAAGGTGTCTGCCGAATCCCTCAAGAAGAGCGGCATCGCTGAACTGCTGGCGAGGGAGAACGCCAAGGTCGCCGCCGATGCCATCGCCCGTGCGGAGCGTGAGGTCGGGGTCGCCAAGTCGGTTGCCGAGCAACAGAGGGCAAGCGGCGTGTCCACCGCCGCCCTACAGATCGGTGCTGCGGGAGGAATCACAGGACTGACGGAGATCAAGGCTGAAGTCGATGCCATCACGGAAGCCGAGATGAAGCGTTACGCCGTGCTGAACCCCAAGGCGACCGAACAGGAAGCCGAGGCGTACAAGCGGAAGTACATCGAACAGAGCAAGACCTTGGTCGTGGATCGGTTGGTCGCCAAGCAAGAGAAGGAGATGCTCGAACTCAAGCGGAAGCAGATCGAAACGATCATCCGTGAGAGGGGCGTGTCCGTCGCCGCCGCCACCACCATCGCAGCCACGGGCGAGACGGGTCGTGAGGCGGCTCTCCTCCAAAGCCGCCACGAGCAGACCCTCGCCGCACTCGAAAAACTCGACAAGGATCAACTCATCCTCGTCGAGCAGATGAAGGCGGAGGATGCGAAGGCTGCGGAGCGTGAAGCCGAGGCGGTCAACGATGTCCCCGTTTGGGCGCAGAAGATCATCGACACCTACAACACGACCTCCTCCACACTCAAGGACATGTTCTCGGGCATCTTCAGGAAGGAAGAGGGATGGTTCAAGACGATCATCCTCATCCTGAGCGTGACCATCGGTGCGGCTGTCGGCTACATCTACACCTACATTCAGAAGGTCTTCAACGCAGTCAAGTGGCTTTCGGGCGGCATTCCCGTGCTAGGACGGCTCGTATCCGATCTCGGGGCGGGTGTCGGCGGCTTGGTCGGGCGCATCGGTTCGGCGTTCCTGTCGGCGGAAAAGGGATTGATGGGACTCGTCAAGGGCATTCCCATCATCGGACAGTTCTTCTCCTTCTTCCCCCGTGTCCTGAGCGCACTCCGTGTCGGCTTCAACTTCGTGGGCAAGTTCTTCTGGCCGCTGCAAATCCTCATCTCGACCATCGACGGCATCATCGGTGCGTTCAAGGGATTCAGGCAGTTGGGCATCAAGGGTGCCATCATCGGTGCGGTGTCGCAGATCGTCAGCGGACTCACCTTCGGTCTGCTCGACTTCCAAAGGGTGTTCGACTTCCTCAACGATGCGTTCGGAGGCTTGGTCGATGTCTTCGTGAAGTTCGCCAAGCAGACCTATAACCTCATCATCAAGCCGTTCGTTGATGCCTTTCACAACATCGTGGAGATATTCCAAGGCGGCGGCAACCTCTTCTCGAAGGTGCTGAAGTCGGCGGTCGAGGTGTTCCTCGCCGTGGTCAAGTTCCTCGTCGGAAGGATCGTGCAGACCTTCGTTCAGATTCCCGTGCTTCTCCTGAATGCGGTGGGGTATGTCCTCAAGTTCGTCATCGTGGACATCCCGAAGATGCTCTACGATGCCGCCACATGGGTCTACGAGTGGATAACTAGCGGGGTATGGCTCGACGATCTCCTGTCGTTCGGGACATGGCTCAACGACAAGTTGGTCGGCTTCTTCACAGACATCATCAACTCCATTGCGGATGCGTTGGGCGAGATTCCGATAGTCGGTTCGCACATCAAGGCTGCGCTCGGCGGAGGCACCCCTGTTGCCGCACCACAGGCATCGACCCCCCGAATCGCCACAATCGCCACCACGCCCTCGGGAGGGGTGCAGGTAGCCGCCATGACCGCCCCGATGGCGTTCGGGGCACCCGCCCTCATGGGAGCCGCCACGACTGCCTCGACGGCACAGTACCTCGCCAACAACCGCAGCATGGGTTCGGTGGTGAATGCCCCGACCACAAACATCGTGGGTGGGGGTGGCGGGGGCGGTGACGGTGCAGTCCTCATGCCCCGCACAAGCCGCAACAACGATCCCACCTTCAGGGCGTTGCTGTTCCAAGAGGCTCCCGCCCTATAACGGGAATCTTGGAAATCCTTGTTCGGAGCGTTTGACTCTCCTATTCCATAAGCGACCTTATGGGTAAGGAGATTCAGCCATGACCACCAAGACCGTCACCCCCGCCACCCTCCGCACCGAAGCCGCCAAGCAGAAGGTCGGCAAGCCGATGCGGTTCGGCATCGAATACTCGTGGTACAACGCCGACAACCTCGACAACGCCATCCTTGAGCGTCAGCAGTCTGCGATCAAGTGGCGCATCGACCTCGCCACCGCTATGGAGACTGAGGGCGTGACCAAGGTCAAGGTCAAGACCGTGCGTTATCGCTCGACCTACTCGTCCATGTGGATCACCGCCACCCTGTACCTCTACACGGACGGCTCGGTGTTCCGCACCCGCCGCAAGGTGAACGGCAAGCAGGAACTCCGCCTCGGCACGGAGTGGATGCAGCGGGTCGAGAGCGGCGAGATCGTCGTCGCCAAGTAAAGGAACACGCCATGAGCCACACCATCGACAACATCCTCCGCATGGTCGCACAGACCGACGAGATCGACCGCAAGATTCTGATCCTGCGCCGATTTGCGTACCGCCTCGAATGCGATCTCGCCGTGTTGAAGCGCAAGGAGAACATCGGGGTCGCACAGATTCGGGTCGATCCGATCCTCAATCCCGACATCCTGCGGTACGAATACCTCTACCCGCTCATCCAAGCGGCGATCTCCACCACCGAGGAGATCACCACCGTCACCGATCAGAAGGTGCGCATCGACAGGCTGATCGCTGAACTCGTCGAGCGTCGAGGATAAAAGCAACAACCCCCCGAAAGGGGGGCTGTCGTTCGGTCGCATCGGGGATCGGGGATCAGTCCTCGTCCTCTGCAAGACGCTTGAAGTAGGCGAGGGCATCGTCATCATCGTCAGCCTTCGCCGCCTTGGCGGGAGCGGAAGACTTCTTGGCGGCGGCGGGGACATCGTTCGCAAGCCGCTGCGACATGGTGCGGAAGTCCTCGGGCTGCGCCTCCTCGGCACGGACAGCCCCGCCCTCGACCACGCCGCCCTTGAGGACGGTGCCGAGTCGTGCGGAGAGGTCTTCGTAGGACTTGAACTGATCGGCGGCGACGAACGGAAGCAGCGGGTGCTGCGACTTCCACAGGGCTTCGAGTTTCTTGTCATCGCCGTCGAAGAGTTCGGACTGCGCTTGGAAGGCGGACTTCTCGTAGGAGACATAGCCCGACTCAAGGTGCGCCTTCAACTTGAAGTTGGCACCCTTCCACAGGTCGAACGGGTTGAACTTCGGCTCGTCGGGAGTCGTGGGGTTCATCGCCTCCTGCAACTTGTCGAAAATCTTCTTGCCGAACTTGAACAGGAAGACCTTGCCGTCGTTGGCGGTGTTGGCGGGGTCGCTGACCACGAGGATGTTGGCGATGTACGACAACTTCCTCTTGCGGTCACGGGCGATCTGCTTGTTCGACTCCATGCCGCTCGACCACAGTTCGTTGTTCGCCTCGCAGATGGGGCACTTCTTGCCGATGGTGGTGGGGCAGTTCTCAATGAGCCACCCGCCCTTGCCTTGGAAGCCGTGCGAGAACACACGCACCCACGGCACATCCTCTCCCTCGACGGCGGGGAGGAAGCGGATGACTGCGTAGCCGTTCTGCGCCTTGTCACGGGTCAGCGACCACATGCGGTCGTCGTCGTAGCCCTTGCTCGACAACTTCTCAATCTCCTTCGACAGGCGGTCGATGGAGGACTGCGAACTCTTCTTCAGACTTGCGAATCCCGACATATCTCGTATCTCCTTGTTTCGTATGGGTTCATGTCTCACTCAAGCGGCAGTCTTGACTTCCGACCGCCCTTGAGCATGTTGCGTTGCTCGAACTCCGCCTTGAGGCGTTCCTTGATGGGCCTCGACACCAACTTCGCCACCGAATCGGGTTCGATCCCGTGCTTGTCGCACAGTTCGATGATGGCATCAATGACCGAGGCATCCTTCCGCTTGAGGCAGATCGCCTCGACCTCACGGGCGAAAGTCTCCTCAATCTTCAGTATCGACCCCATCACCCCATCCTTTCGTCGCCATCTTCCTCGGTCATGGAGATCGGCATCGTGTCCACCGTCTCCACCCACCGCATCAAGCCCCGCTCGAACTCCTCGGTGGTGAGGAGGACGGCGATCTGCTCACCACGCTCCGTCATAAAGCGGATGCAATGAAGACGCTCGGGTTGGGCGGGAACGGGAACATTCGGCAGGGGAGGCAGGGCAGTCGCTTTGCCGAACAGCGCACGGAACAGGTCACGGAGCCACCTCATTGGCTACCTCCCTGATCCTGTTCGCCACGCCCTGCACCTCGGTGAAGTCGTGCTTCTTCCAATAGTCCTCAATGACCTTGGAAAGACCCTCACGGTGGTCGATGCGATCCTCCACGAACTCCTGCACGGAGCCGTCGTCGCAAGCGATCAGGACAACGAGGGTTTCGATCTTCTCGCCCGTGCGCTCCTCCCACATGTATGAGTATGCGGCGGCTTGGTGGAAGTAGTTGGTGATCCACTCCCGCCTCTTGGGCTTGCCCGAGGTCTTGAAGTCGATGATGGACGGACATCGGTCGTAGTCACCGATGCAGTCGGTGCGCCCCGCAAGCATCATCACATCCGACCACAGGGACTTCTCAATCGCATGGATGCGACCGATCCGCTTGAGGTACGGGAGGAGAGGATCGAAGTGCCACCGCTCGTCAAGGGTCGTCGGGGTCTTCCCGAGCATCAACCAATCCTCGACAACCCTGTGCAGTCGGTTGCCTCGTTCGATGGCGGCTTGCGAAACCTTGGCGTTATCGGGATTCTTGCGCCATTCAGCCCACTTCTCCGCATCCCGATGGTTCACCACCGTGGTCACGGAGGGATACCAACTGCCGCTAGTCGGTGACCGATAATAGCGACCCTTGCCCTCAGCCTCCACGGACTCAAGTTTTTCCTTTTCCGTGTCCATAATCAGTAGTCCTTCATCTTGGAGCGTGGATGGGCGGCTTTGATCTTGGAGATGACTTCCTTGAAGCCACTATCGGGTCGGCGGATTCCAAGACGAACGGGGTCGATCAGCACGGGAGCGGAGGCGATGAACTGATCGACCTGCACTTCGCCGCACTTGGGACAGGGAGTCTTGCAAGGCTTCTTCCGATCCTTGATGAGATGGAACTCCTCGAATCGGTGGTCACACGCCCCGCAGCGGTAGTCATAATTCGGCATGGTGTAGTACCGTATTTATCGGCACTCATCATGCGGATTATGGTTTAGAATCTCGAAAAGAGAGCGTTTGTCACCCGCCGCAGCCAACCCATCGGAGCATGAGTCGGAGGTTCCTCCCCCGTGCGCACGGGAGCGGGCGCAGGGGCGGGCGTGGGCGCATCCACGGGCGTGGGCGCAGGGGCGGGCGGGCGGACGGGCACAGGCATAGGGGCGGGCGTGGGAGTCGGTACAGGCGGTGCGCAGACCTCCGCCTTGTCAGGCAGAATCTTCTTCGTGGTTTTGCGCCGTGCCTTCTTCGACATCATTCTCTCCCATTTCCCGACCATCGACCCTGTCCGATCTGCTCGACATTGGATTCCTTGACCCAATAGGTTTCGGGACCCCAATCCCCGCTTGTCGTCGTGACGAGATACTGCTTCCCGTGGTTCGGATGGTTCTCGACCCTGCGGATGACCGCAGACCTCTGCTCCTCCCGAAGCCAGACACGCTCACGCTGCGGACGGGTGTAGACCGATTCCCTATTCTCGCTGTCCATGACGAATGCCCTCCTGAGCAACCTGTATGTAGGCTACATATGGGACGGAGCCTCAAATCATGCCTATGACCATGTCCATTCCCGAAATTCTCACGAAAATCATGCGATCCGCCAAGAGCAAGGAAGATGTCGTCCGCATGCTGCGTGAGAATCAAAGCCATTGCTTGAAGCAAATCCTCCACTATGCGTTCATCGACAAGGGCAAGTGGTATCGCAAGGACTTGCCGACCTACACGCCCGATGCTTCGCCCGAGGGTCTGACGATGACGAGCCTGTTCCAAGAGAGCAAGAGGCTGTACATCTTCAAGGACATCTACAAGTTGCAGCCTGAGCGCAAGGATGTCCTCCTCACCCAAATCCTCGAATCGGTGCATCCGAGCGAAGCCAAGATCATCAAGGAACTCTTCGAGGGAACCTTCGGTCGTGCCTATTCGCTCGACAAGAAGATCGTCCTTGAGGCGTTCCCCGACCTCGGGGCTACGGTGCTGTCTTCGTGACCGACCGTCCGTAGTCCGCAAGGAACCACGAATCGACCACATCGGACAGCGGACTGCCGCAGTTGCCGACATCCATGAGGCTTGCCAAGTCCACTCCCGTCTTCTCCTTATGGGCGGCGATCATGGCGCATTTGTCGGCATTTCCCTTGCCTGTGGCGTGTTTCTTGAGGGCGGTGGGCGATACTAGCGTGAAGCCCAACCCGTGTTGCCACAACTTGTGCTTGAGCAAGCCGCAGTTCTCACCGAGATGGAACACCCTTCCCTTGGCTCCCATCGCATAGTCTTCGATGAATATGCGGTCGGCACCGATGCAGAAGGGGACAGCCCACGATGCGAGTGAGTTGAACCGTCCCTCGGGACTCTGATACTCGGGTAGCCGATGACCGTGCCAACTGAATCCCGTCACCCCGCCAACGCCTTCCCCCTTCTTGGTGGGGCTGACATAGTGGCTCACGGTTTCCCACCCGCCGTCGAGCATGATGGTCAGGGCAGGGCAGGTCATGCTGTAGTCGATGCCGACGATCTTCACGGGGATATCTAGCGGAGCAACCATGAACATCGACACGATCAAGCAGATGGTGGAGACGGAACTCAAGATCGACGGCACCGAACTCGGTGACGAGAGCCTCCGCATCCCCGTGCTGCACGGCAAGTTCCTCAACATCTTCCACGACGAGTCGCTCATCCTCCGCAAGTTGGATGCCGACTACCGCATCCTGCGCAAGCGGAAGTGGGAGTGGTACAACGGCAAGATGTCCCAACAGGAACTCAGCGATGCGGGATGGGAGCCGTTCGCCACCCGCATCCTCCGTCAGGACATGGATGTCTACATGGAAGCCGATCCCGACCTGACGAAGGCGATGCAGAGGATCGACCTACAGAGGGCGAAGGTCGAGTACCTCGACTCGGTCATCAAGCAGATCAACAACCGCAATTGGGTGATCCGCAACGCCATCGAATGGCGCAAGTTTATGAGCGGCGTGTCATAAGTACCCTGCCATGCCGTCGATTGAAGTCCGCACCATGAACTCGGCAAACCTCCGTGTCATCACGGAGAACGCCGTGGCGCACGAGTTGCAGGACTACTTCACATTCGAGGTGCCTGGTGCGAAGTTCACGCCCGCCTACAGGCGCAGGGTGTGGGACGGCAAGATCAGGCTGTTCAACGCCTACTCGGGTCTGCTTCCCGCAGGACTGCTCGACTACCTCGCCACCTTCTCCCGTGACCGTGGCTACGAGATGCAGGTCGATTCCGCCGTGGCGCAGCCCGAGATCAAGCACGACTGCGAGAAGGTCAAGGGCATGATCGAAGCCCTCAAGCCGACCTCCGATGGCAAGCCCCTGTCGCCGCACGACCATCAGGTCGATGCCGTCTGCCATGCCCTGAACCACTCACGGTGCGTCCTGCTCTCGCCCACCGCTTCGGGCAAGAGCCTCATCATCTACAGCCTGTGTCGGTACTACCAACAGGTCATCGCCCCCACCCGCAAGATACTGATAGTCGTCCCGACCATCTCGCTCGTGGCGCAGATGTACGGCGACTTCAGGGATTACTCGTCCGAGGTCAAGTGGGATGCCGATGCGAACTGCCACAGGATCGTCGGGGGCGAGGCGAAACTCACCGACAAGCAGATCGTGATCTCCACATGGCAGTCGATCTACAAGATGCCTAGGGCGTGGTTCGACAACTTCGAGGTGGTCATCGGTGACGAGGCGCACCTGTTCAAGGCGCAGAGCCTCAACGGGATTATGAACAAGTTGGTGGACTGCCCCTACCGCATCGCCCTCACGGGAACCCTCGACGGCAGCAAGATTCACAAGTTGGCGATTGAGGGTCTGTTCGGTCCCGTCCACAAGGTCATCTCGACCAAGGAATTGATGGACAGGAACCTCCTCACCAACCTGCGGATTGAGTGCATCATGCTCCGATATCCCCCCGAGGTTCGGAAGAGCGTGTGCGGGTTGGACTACCAACATGAGATCGAATGGCTCGTGGGCTGCGAGAAGCGCAACGAGTTCATCGCCTACCTCGCCAAGGCGACCCGAGGCAACACGCTCGTCCTGTTCAACTTCGTGGAGAAGCACGGCAAGCCCCTGCATGACCTGATCGCCAAGGTCTGCGGAGACGAACGCAAGGTCTACTTCGTGGCGGGCGAGACGGAACTTGAGGAGCGTGAGGGCATCCGTGCCATCGTGGAGAAGGAGGAGAACGCCATCATCGTGGCGAGTTACGGGACATTCTCCACGGGCATCAACATCAAGTCCCTGCGGAATGTCGTGTTCGCCTCCCCGAGCAAGTCGAGGATCAGGGTGCTACAGAGCATCGGTCGGCAGTTGAGGAAGAGCCAAGGCAAGCACATCGCCAAACTGTACGACCTAGCCGACGACCTCCATGACGGCGAGAACCTCAACTACACCCTCAAGCATTTCCTCAAGCGTGTGCGCATCTACGAAGCCGAGGAGTTCCGATACAACTTGGTCAAGATGCCGCTCGACATGAGGATCGAACGCCCAAGGAGCGGTGCTTGACGCAGTTCTACCCGATCAGGTTGGTGCGGCTTGTGACGGGCGAGACTCTCGTCACGGGCATCGGGGAGAGTGGCAAGAACAACTATGTCCTAGAACGACCCATGCTGCTCGTCACGATGGCTGTGGAAGGCGAAGGTGGCGAGGAGTCTCCCCAACAGGTGAGCGTTGCCATGAAGGATTGGATCGACTTCACGGGCGACGACTACATCATGGTGCGCAAGGACATCGTGGTGTGCATCGTGAAGCCCGTGAAGGGGATCGTCTCCGACTACATGCAAGCGAAGATGACCTCGGACATCATGGACGACATGATGGAGCGGAACAACCGACCGATGACGGTCGATGACCTTGCCCGTGAGGAAGAAGAGGGAGGCGTAGCCGATTCCCCTGCAAGGGATGACGACGAACCCCGTCCCGACGAATTCCCTGGGTGGGGTGGCAGTCCCGACTTGAGTTGACATGAATCCGTATGGGACTTGAGGGAAAAATACGGGATCGTGCGATATCGCCTCCCGATTTTCCCCACTAGTACTTCTAGGTTTTATCAGTACTTGGTACTCTAGGTTACTAGGACTAGATATCCTAGTTCTACTTCTAGTAGGTACTTCAAGAGGTTATCTCAAGAGTACTTCTAGAAGGTACTTCAGGAAGACTTCTTCTAGTACCTAGAACCAAGTACCTAGTAACCTAGTTCCTGTTACCTAGTACTTACTAGTCAACATCTAGAGGTACTCTTTAGGTACTTTCTAGAGACTTTTTGGAAGATTCCTAGAAGTCCTAGTTGTGTTCTAGAAGTCCTAGAAGTATTTAGTAGGGGGAAAAGATAAACTATCTTTGATTCTACGGATTTCGGAGAAAAAGGTAAGTTTTCTTATCGGATGTCCACACCATGCCGTTCCTTGCTGCCGATAACTGTTGTAGAAACGGGAAAGGGCTACATGGCAGCGAAGGGACAAGGCACACACTACATCGACAACGAACGCTTCCTCAAGGAACTGATCGCCCATCGCAAGGCGATTGCAAAGGCGAAGAAGGCGGGGAAGAAGCCACCTGGTGTCAACAACTACATCGGGCAATGCTTCCTCGACATCGCCAACAACCTCGCCAAGAAGCCGAACTTCGCCAACTACACCTACAAGGAGGAGATGGTCTGCGACAGCGTGGAGAACTGCATCATGTATGCGGGCAACTTCGACCCACGCAAGTCACGCAACCCGTTCGCCTTCTTCACTCAGATCATCTACTACGCCTTCCTCCGCCGCATACAGAGGGAGAAGAAGCAACTCTATGTCAAGATGAAGTGCTTCGAGCAGAACGACCCCACGGGCAGGTTCCGCAATTGGATGGAGGACAAGCACTTGCAGTACGGCGAGGGAGAACAGAGTCCGTTCGCTGACTTCATCACGGGCGAAATCTCCGCAGAGTCGCTGAAGCCGAAGAAGAAGCGTCGAAAGAGGAAGGTGCAGAAGGACACCAAGGGGCTTGACGATGTCATGGAGGACTTGTGATCGCCATCCTGAACGACACCCACTTCGGGGCTAGGAACGACAGCCCGATCTTCCTCGACCACTTCCTCGACTTCTTCGAGAAGGATTTCTTCCCCTACCTCACGGCGCACGGGATCAGGCACATCGTCCATCTAGGCGACTTCCTAGACAGGCGCAAGTTCGTCAACTTCCACACCCTCAATCAGGTGAGGACGAGGTTCCTAGACCCCCTGCGGGACATGGGTGTCCACATGGACATCACCTTGGGCAACCACGATGTGTTCTTCAAGAACACCAACCGACTCAACTCGGTCGTGGAACTGTTCAGCATGTACCCCAACATCTCCGTCCACGAGGCTCCCACCGTCCTGTACCTCGACAAGCGACCCATCGGACTCGTCCCGTGGATCACCAAGGACAACGCCGACGAGTGCCTCAAGTTCATGCAGACCGCCCCCGTGGATGTCCTCATGGGTCACTTCGAGATCAACGGCTACGAGGTGCTGCGTGGGGTCGAGTACCATGAGGGGATGGATGCCCGTGTCCTGTCGAGGTTCAAGGCGGTGTACAGCGGTCACTTCCATTGCCGCCACAGCAAGGGCAACATCCACTACCTCGGGACGCAGTATCAGATGACCTTCACCGACCTAGGGGAGCGCAAGGGGTTCCATGTGTTCGACCCCGACACGGCGGCGATGGAGTTCGTGGAGAACCCCCGTGCGATCTTCCATGAGATCGTGTACGACGACAGGACGAACGACTACGCCATCCACAACTGCAAGCCGTATGTCCATTCGTTCGTGCGGATGCGGGTGGAGGCGAAGACCCGACCGATCATGTTCGACAACCTCCTCGACAGGCTCAACGAAGCCCCCGTCCACTCGGTCACCATCGTGGACGAATCCGATAACCTCAACTCCACGGCGGGGATCACGGCGGCTGCGGACATCTCCAAGGACACCCTCACCCTGATCTGCGACGATATCGACTGTATGGATGGTGTCGTTGATCCCGTCAGGCTGAAGACGCTTGTGCGAGAAATCTACGCCGAATCCGTGCAAGGTTGACATCTCTATGTACAGTATCCGCATGAGCAAGCCGAAGTTCGTCAACTACAAGACCATGCGCCTCCCCCGTGCCCTCCTCTACATGGCGACCGTGATGGTCATGGTCGTAGCCGCAGGAGGCTGCAAGCGGCGACCCGATTTCGAGGTCTTCGAGACACGCATCTCCGCCACGGTGAGCGATCCGAAGAATCCCTCCGCCGCCAACGAGTACAGCGCACTACTGAAGGCGTACATGAACCATGCGGATGGCACGGTCAATGTGACCTTGGTCGAACCGAGTCCATCCTTCACCCTGCAATGTCCCGACTGCGTGGATGCCCTCATGGCACGGGCTTCCGTGGTGATCGGTCAGGCATACCCCGAGTATCAAGGGATGACCTTCTCCAAGTCGAAGTGACTCCCTAAATAGGGACATGGTCAAGTCGTTCATGGAGTGGTCTACCGCTGTCGCCCGTGGGGGTGGCGGTCATGTCACCTCGACCCTAGACATCTCCAACGGCAAGTCCGCCCTCGCCAAGCGACCATCGTGGAGGGATGCCCGCAACCTGTCCCCTTCCCGCAAGAAGATTGCGAAGGAAAGGGAGAAGACTCCCTATTGGAGTGCGGGTGGCATCACCTAGATACGGGTGAGGTACTCCATACCATGAGCAAGATTCATCTGTTCCGCCTGAACTCGGGCGAGGAAATCATCGCTGAGTGCGACATGGCGAAGCATGCCCAAGACGAGCATGGCTTCCGTGCATACGAGGTCAAGAACCCGATCATCATGCTGCCGATGGGTCAGGGGGAGATCGGGCTTGCCCCGTGGCTCCCGTACTGCGAGGCATCGACCCTGTTGATCCCGACCTCGTCGGTGCTGTTCACGGCGGTTCCGAAGAAGAACCTGTCGGACAAGTACACCACCGCCGTGTCGGGCATCGTCGTCCCCGAGGCATCGGTGTCCAAGGGACTCCGACTCATCTCGGAGTGACCGTCACGCCATCCGACTGAAGTTGCCACGCTTCACGAACTGAAGCGTCCTGTCGAACTTGTCCTGAAGCACTTCCTTCGGCTTGTGGCTGATCACGAAGGTGTTCGTGCCCTTGTCGAGCGAGTTCACGATGTCGAGGAACGAGTCGGTCGCCTGATCGTCTAGGCTCCCGTCGAGAATCTCGTCGAGGATCAGGATGTTCGTGGTGATGCTGTTCTTGAGCGAGGCGATCCTGCGCCATGCGAAGAGCAGGGCGAGGTCGATCTTCTTCTTCTCGCCCTCGCTGAACGAGGCATAGGTGAACTCGTCCCTGTGGCGGCTCTTGATCGTCTCCGTGAACTCCTCGTCGAGCCTGAAGTCCACGAAGAAGTTCATCTGCGTGAGGTACTTGTTGATCGTCTCGTTGATGACGGGGATGTAGTTGCGGATGATGCGGCTCTTGATCCCGCCGTCCTTGAGGAGGGTTGCGGCGAGGGAGAGGTAGTGCTGCTCCTCCACCAACTCACGCTTGCCGTCGAGTGCCTCTTCCTCGGATCGAACCGCCTGTTCGAGTTCGGCGGTCTTCTCCTCCGACTGCACCGTGACGCTGCGCCGCTCGGCAAGCAACCTGATGTTGTTCTCGGATGCTGTGATCTCCTTGTTCCGCTGCACGACCACGGCGTTCAGCGACCGCACCTTGTCCATGACGGCGGCGATCTCGCCCATGCGCTCGTGTGCGAGGGCGACCTGACCGTCGATCTCGGTCACCGCCTTCTCCATCTCACCGATCCGTGCGGTGCCCTTGGACAGCACCCCCGACTTGAACTCGGTGTCGATGCGCTGTGTGCAGGTCGGGCAGGTGTCGTTGCCCTCGTAGAAGGCGATCTCCTTGCGGAGCAGGGCGATCTTGCGTCCCATCTGCCCCTTCAGGGATTCGTACTTCTCGGAGGTCTTCCTCACGGCATCCCCGTCCTGTACGGATGATATCAGTTCCGATATACTCGCCGTGGCGGCATCCATCGCAGACTTGGCTTCGGAGATCGACTTCTCGGCTGCGGCGATCTGATCAGCCTCCCAAGCCTCGTCGTGCCGTTGCCGCTTGCGCTCGTCCTCGACCATTCTTCGCAGGAGGGCGACCCGCTCCCGTGCCACGGCTACAGCCGACTCCGCATGGCGGATTTCCTCCTTGTTTGCGCTGATCCGTTCCTTGAGGGTGGCGTTCATCGTGGAGAAGATGCCGATGTCTAGGATCGACTCCACGACCGCCCTGCGCTCCGCTGCGGGGAGCCGCATGAACGGGACATAGTTAGCCGACCCGAGGATCACCACCTGACAGAAACTCTTGTAGTTCATGCCGAGGATCGACTCCTCCAAGGTCTTCTGATAATCCCTCGCCTTCGCATCCTGATCCATCAACTGACCATCGCACCAAATCTCGAACAACTTGGGTGACTGTCCCCTCACCACCCTGTAGCCGTACTTGCCGTCCGAGAACTCAATCTCCACGACACAGTCCCGCTCGTTCACGGATGACACTAGTTGGGGAAGGTTGACCGACCGATAAGGCTTGTTGAAAAGAACGAAGGTAAGAGCATCCAAGAGGGTACTCTTACCTGCGCCGTTCTCTCCGATGACGAGTGTCGTATCGGATTTGTCGAGTTGTATCTCCGTGAAGAGGTTCCCCGTCGAGAGGAAGTTCTTCCATCGGATTTTGGTGAACTTGATCACGGGATGCTCATTGCGAAGAGTTCAGTTCGATCACTTGCCCCACGGCAACTTGGTCTTGAGCCAAGTCCACAGCGGTGCGCCGAGGAAGGCACCCGCCACGAAAGCGACGAGGAGCCAACCGATGCTGCCGAAGAAGTCCTTGATTGCGTCCATGTGGTCTGTTCTCCTTTCTGCCCGTATTTAGGGGTCAGAAGCGGACGATCCCATGACCGCCGTCGTTGACCACCACGATCCTGTTGTTGAACAGGGCACGGGCTGCGGTCAACTGATCCCCCTTGATCGACGGGAACGAGCGACAGACCTTCAACAGGTTGGAGTGCGCACCCTTTCCCTTCTTGCACGAACATGAGTTGGGATCGAAATAGGTCTTCGCAAGGGAGTAGAACAGCCCCACCGAACCGTGGACTGCGGCATCCGCCCCACCCTTGCCGTGGATGTGGTCGAAGAGCGGCTTGAGTCCGTGGAAGATGAGTTCGTTCTCGTTCAAAATTCGATGTCCTCGTCGTGGTTGGAGAACCACGATTCGACCCAAATGAAGCCCGAATACCCCAACTGCGATCCGAAGTAGACCATCGGAAGCCAATCCCATCCGATCAGGGCTGACGGGATGAGCGACAGCCACACCCCTAGGCAGTAGCGGCAAGAGAACAGGTCGATCAGGAACGAGGGATGGTCGTTCTGCATGAAGGTCGAGTACGGGATCGACCATCGGTAGAACTGCTTGTACCGCTTGATCTGCGTCCATCTGTCGAGGAACGGCATCCTGCTGAGGTAGGCATAGACCGAGTTCGTACCGTACAGGAGGTACAGCACGAACATGACCCACAGGATTGACAGGACGACATCCATGCGTCACGCACCCGATGCGGTGAGATCGACGATCTCGCACTTGTCGCCCGAACAGGCGAAGGTTTGGTTGCCCACGGTGTTGTCCTCCTTCTCGTAATTCGAGAGGAGGTTCCAATCCACTCCCTTCGGCATCTTGGCGAGGAGTGCCTCGTACTCGTCCTCCGTGCAGTCCTGATACGGAGCCTGACGGTACGAGTGATCCGAGAACGGGAGGAACGAGATGCCCGACACCTCGTCGAAGTGGTCGTAGACCCAAGAGCCGACCTGCATCCATTCGTGTTCCTTGACCGTCACGGTGATCGACGGCTTGTGTTCGCACCAATGGCGTTGATAGGTCAGCCACAGGTCGAGGTGTTCGATGGCGGTCATGTCCTTGCGGAACACGGCATCCTGCGGGGACTTCATCGGGAACGAGAAGACGGTCGTATGCTCGGGCTTCATCACATCCGCCTCGTAGGGGAAGCCCATCTCCTTCATCATCACGCAGAGCGGGTCTTTGTTGTCCGCACGGACGGTGCGGATGTAGTGGGGCGCATGGCGGGCATGGATTCCCGATGCGGCATCCGTCAACTGCGACACGGTGCCCGAGGGCTTGACGCAGGTGATCGAAGCCGAGGGATTGATCCCGATCCGCTTCGCCCACTCCGAGTTGGTCGTGACCGCAGTCTGCCGCATGTCGTCGAGGCGGTGCTGAAGCGTGTCCGTGTCGAAGTCGTAGAGCATCGGGTTGTCGAGGATGCCCGTGAGGCTCACGCCGAGCAGACGCTCCTCCTCGCAGTTCCTACGCCACTCCGAGGAGATGTACTGGAAGTTGACCAAGGTGGACTGAACCGTGCCGAGGATGGCGGCGAGGCGGCACTTCCTGATCAGCGATTGATAGTCGTCGCCTTCACGGACGATGACCTCCGTGAGGTTGCAGAACTCACGGTCACGGAGGATGATCTCGCTGCACGGGTTCGTGCCGAAGTCGTGGTTCGCCTGTCGGCGGTCGCCCAACTTCGCCACGGTCTTCTGCGCTGCGGCACGGTTGAAGATGCCACGCTCACCCGACTTCGACTTGTAGAGGCTGACCCACTCCTCCATGAAGATGCCGATGTCGGGCTTCTCCTTGTAGGCGACCGAGTTGTTGGCGAGTGCCCTCTGCGGGTTCGCCTCCCACCATGCACCGCTCTTCGCATCCCGCATCCTCTCGTCCGTGAGGTTCGAGAGCGAGATGAGAGCCGAGCGGCGGACACCGCCCACCACGACGATCTCCGCAGTCTTGCAGACGATGTCGTGGCATTCGATGGAGGTCAACTTGCGACCCGCAGCCTTGCGGAATGTCTCGACGGTGAACTTGAAGAGTTCGTCGAGGGGTCGTGGTCCCGAGGCACGACCACCGAAGGTCTTGAGCCTCGCCCCCGCAGGACGCACCTTGCTCAAGTCCCACTTCGGAACCTGACCGACGAGGAGAAGGCTGATCAGTTCTCGGAACGCCTTCGCCCATCCCTGCTTGGAGTCAGCGACCACGATGGTGGTGTCGGTGTCCGAGAACTCCTCTGCGATGGTCGGCAACTTGTCCGTGAACTGACGCTCCACGCTGAAGCCCACGCCCGTGCCGCACATGAGGACATAGAGGATTTCATCGAACGCACGGATGCGGTTCACATGGAGGTACGAGCAGTTGTACCCTGCGATGTTGTCACGCTTGAGTGCCTCGCCCGCCGTCATCAAACAGCGCATCGAAGGCATGATCTCAAGGTTCAGCACCGCCTGACGGAGTTCCTCCCGTGTCTCGGGAGGCAGCGTGAATCCGTGATTGTCCTTGAGGTGACCGTCGAAGAACTCGAAGTAGCGGTCAACCGTCTCTTGCCAAGTCTCACGCCGCCCCTTCTCGGGAAGCCACCTGCTGTAGCGGGAGAGGTGGATGAACTGCTGATAAAGGGTCGGAAGGCTGTGCGACTCGCTCATTGAGGCTCCTGTGAGGCAGGGTATGTATCGACCCTAGAAGCCCCCCGATAACCGACATGATGCGAGTTAGCCGAAAGTCCCGCCATCCATCGTGCCGTAGGGCGAGGCGGGATAGAGCATTTGCTCCAAGATCGCCACGGCGGTCGTTCCGACTCCGAATGTCGAGCCTGTCGGAATCCCTGCGATGTCCACGGCGGTCGTGGGAGTGGTCAACGACCATGTAGTCTCGCTGCCACCCGATCCGCCTGAACCGCCGATTATTGAGACGGTGTTTCCATCCGTCGCACCGACATACAGGATTCGGTCAGCCACATTGATGGCGATCTCGCCGTAGGTCAGCCCAACGGGGATGGCACCTGCCGTGGAGGAACGAAGGAACTTGATCAGCGGCACGGATTTATTTATCGGAAGCGAACGAACTGACCCGTCAGGTCAGATCGCAGATCACGATGTATTGGACATCGTAAGGACCGATTGCAGAAATGGTGTAGTTGGTAATCTGCAAATTCGCCAAGATCGTCGCTATTTCCTGTTGGCTGAAAACTACCACATTGACCTCATCGAAGCCCGTGTTTTCCTTCATCACGGTGAACACGACATATCTGTTCGACAACGCTTTAGCCATACCTAGCAGGTAGGACAAGGTTTGCTTGTACTCATCCTTGTCATCCAACAAGCAGAATGTCACGGTTCCAAGCAGAGCGACCAAGTCGTACTTGCCATCGACCTGTGAAACATCGGAATAGAACGGACAGTTGCAATGTTGCTGCACTTCCGCCCGAATATCAACCGCCTTGTACACGATGTTCGGATCGTCCAACCAAGTCAACAACTTGCAAGGTCCAGACCCGATATCAAGAACCGATCCGAATGACAGTTGGGACAAATACGAGAATCTGATTTCATCGTATTCGGAAGAATATCCATTGTCCGTGGAATCCGTGAAATAAAGGTCAAGTTTGTCCCTGATCATGTGTTCGTGTGTACCCATGTATCAAGAATCGTGTTCGAGTCGCTTGTATTGGTCACGGTGAGCGTAGTTGTCCCCGCCCCATAACCACCTGGGGAAGAACCAACGATGTATCTGAAAAACAACCATTGATTGTTCGAGACGCTAAATGTAGGAGAAACGGTGTCCGTACCGACTATCGGTGAGCCAGCGATAAGACCGATATAAGTCGGTTTCGTGGAATCGTTGGTCGCACTTACGCCATAACTCAAACTACCTATTCTTAGGCTTGTGCTGTTGGTAACTGTGAGATTGATGCTTGAGGTGATTCCCGTTATCTGTTGACCGATGGTGGTCACCGTAACTGTACCTTTCAAAGGTCGTGTCGCCGCTGTATCAGTCCAATTTACAGCATCGGGTGTGTTGTCGGTGCCGCCGCTGACAACGACTCTAGGTCTATTTGCTGCGACTGTTCCGAATGAATGGCTAGGGATGATCATCCTGTCAATGCTCCTGCTACATTGAAGGTATTGCTTGCATAGGAGATGATGCCCACCGCCCCGTGTTGCCCTGCGATTCGCAACTTGTTCTCGAAACTATTCAAGGTCACGCCACTTCCCGTGATCGACACCGATCCTGTTCCGATTTGTATCACCGTGGCATTGAATCCGATGACCAATCCCGATGGAACCGTCAGGGTCACGCTAGATGAACTGCTAGATGTCACGATCTTGCCATTGTCGGCGGATGTGAGGGAATAACTCGTTCCCGTCAACGAATTGATCGCAGTAGAGGTAATCTGATATCCTGTGTTGGACGATACCGCCCCACCGAAAGTCGCACCATTGGACACCCACAGGTTGTCGGTCGTCAAGCCTCCCGAGAAGGCAGCGGACACCGTGAAGGTCTGCGGAGCCGTGAACGATTGCGTGATGCCAAGACCCGCAAGGGTCGTGTTGCTCGTCGGGAAGGTTATCGTGGCGGTTCCCGAACCCGACAGCGTGATGTCCGCACCCGTGACCGTCAACTTGCGGGAGGTCGATCCTCCCGAGATGTCGAATCCATCGGGATTGTTCGTGATGTCGAGGTTGACCGAGTTCTGCTTTGCCATGATGCCTAGTCCTACTTATCAGACTCCCCTAGAAGACAGCCAATCGGAACCAAGCACATCCTGCAAGACCACGCCCGCCGAGGTGATCGACTCGTACAGGTCTAGGTCGGCGGCGTACCACGACAGAATCCTCGCCTCTTGCTCCTGCGTTGGAACGGGCTTGTCGGCGGTTGCGGGGTTGATTATCGGCAGAGGCAGGATGAAGCCCACCTCGGTCGCACCTTCGGTCAGGTGGTCGGGGAACCTGTAGAGTTTTGCCGTTGGGGTGAGCCAAAGGTACTGTGGCTTGAAG